CTTCTGATCCATGTCCATCTGGAACGCTGTGTCTCTGATGCGGTCCGTCAATTCGTTTGGTATATTTAATTCTCCATCGATGATGCTCTTGAGAAAGTGTATCATCACAGTGAACTCGTTCCTGTTTGCCACAGTCTCTGGATCAATTCCGTGTTTTTCCATAGCGTTAAGCATGGCTTCAGACACGTCTACCAGTGCCTTGATGCTCGTCGAGTGTTTGTCAAAATGTGCCATTATGTGATTATGCTGGGTTTCTTGGGAACCTCAATCTTGCTGAACACCCTATTGTATTCCTCAGCGATCTTGTCATTGATGTGTGCTATCGAAATCAGTTTGTCGATTGCTATGTTGAATGGCTCATCCTGTTTAGCAGTGGAGAAAAATGTACCAAATGCCAATCCCTGCGGACCATTCATCAGCACAAGTGCCTTCTCGATACTGACGTATCGTGTGTCGGTCCTGCTAAGATATTTTGCGATGACTTCCTCTCCTGAAGCCAATTTAAGAGTAACTAGATCTCCATCTTTTATTTTATCAAACATATCCTTATTATAAACTATCCTAATAGATTGTCAATGTATTTCTTCAATTCCTTGTCCTCGACATTGGGTGGTATGTGATTCATGAAGAATATCTGGTAACTGTCACTTCCGTACTTGCCTATTCCGTGTAATTCTCCGGCGTCCTTGCCGTCCCATTGGAGATATTGCTCTGTCATCTTTCTGATCCTTTTTGATCGCACCTCCCACATGCCTAACGGTTTCAACATCTGTTGTTGCGTGTTCAATCTGCCACGCAGATATGCCCGTGGATTAGGATATCGTGCAAAGAGTTTTGGTAACACTATTTTCACGTGTTTCCTGTATGTGAGATTGAGGCACATGACACCAACCATGTGCTTCCATTTCTTGTGTGGAGATTTTATCTGTTGTTGGACCATGAGGTGATCCACCATTGGTTTGATCATACAACAATTTTATAAGATATTATTTTTTTGTCAACTGCTTGTTGATGAACCGGGCCATGCCGTCGTAGGTTTCCTGGAACACGTTGTCGTGTTGGCTCCATTCCTTGGGCATCTCCCAACGGTCATGGTTTACCACTATCCATCTAGTGTCTGGATCTGAATAACCCATCAACTTGTGGAACTGGTATATCCAGTACGAAGGATCAACCGGTCTCTTGATGTAGGTGTATCCTTCGGAACCCGTGTACATGTTGTTGATCTTGTCCTTCTCTAACGGGTGTAGATCAAAACCTAACATGAATATGGCCTTGGGTTTGAATGTAAGGCCAAGCACTCCTGCGTATGGTCCTGTGCCCCAGTGGAAAGGTTCGTCCTGTCTCTTCTCTCCCTTGTAAGGAAGATCTGGAAATTTCTTCACGTTGGGCCAGTGTGCAAATTGGTCTGCCCAGTTGTCACGAGTGTATATCGTGGTGCCTTTACCAACTGCATTTACGGCCTGCTGGCACATGTGTCTGTCAGCACACACAAGATATTCGGTAACATAGTCTCTGTAAATTGCGTTACAACCAATTACCGTGCTGAAAGATTTCAACGGAGAAATGTCAAATCCCCTACGGCTCTCACCGTTCCCTATTATACTAACATACTTGGTCATAATGCTATTTAATCACCCCGTTAAACGCACACAGACGTCTGTATACTGCTGGTAAAATTAAAATAGGAATAGTTGTACATATCACTCATTTCCGTTGATTAAATGCCATACGGTGAGATATTTGTCCCAGGCTTTCTGCAGTGTAGGATACTTCCTCCTCAGTGCTATGGCCTCTGCTCCCACCATTTCCGCCTCCTCGTATGCCCGTTCCTCGTCCTTGGCCTTCTGTGATTGTTCTACTAAAATCCTGTCACCATTTGGTAATTGCTCGTACACTGTCTCTCCGCCATCGGGCGAAACATATATGTGATTGATCCTTCTTGCTTTCTTTGGCATCAGTAATATTTCCTGTGATCAGCACCTGGGTGTGCGTGTCTCATTCCGCCTATCTCTTTGGCATCACCCTTGTGTCTTGGTATGAAGTGTATGTGTGGCCACATGATGGTCTGCCCAGCCGGTATTCCTATGTTCATGCCAATGTTGAATCCTGCTATCTTGCCTTTTTTAATTTGCTCATTGCCGTAATCATAGGCCATGCCGTAGGACCTGCCCACGAAATGTGCGTTGTTCTCCTTGGGTATGAAAAGTTTGTGTCCTGGCACGCACGGATATCGATCATCGAAAACGAAAGTGAAATCTGATTCCATGACGGGTGTGTCATTGCCCAACCACACGCTCTCGTCTACACTATCAACGTGTTCATATTCTTTCTTGTAGATAGGTTTTTTCGATGGCATTGGTTTCTATGATTCCTATCTTTATATTACTAGAATTTGGTCTGTGTTGCAACCTGATTTGCTCCCAGGTCTTGGTCTTTGGCACTGCTGGATTGTACTCCCATACGCCCAGTAGGTTTACCAGGGCCTTCCTGACCTTCTCCGCACCGCCGTGTTTCTTGCAGGTATCGGACCTGCCCACATGTACCACTTTGTTTCCGATCTTGATCTTGTATACACATTTCAATCGTATCCATTTGGTCTTGGGGTTCTTGCTGTGCCGGATCTTGAAACCTTCTATATCATATAGATCCTCGATGCTGTACCACTTCATGAGATCGCTCCCACGAAGTACGCACCAACGATGCAACCCGCAACGCCAAACACGACATCATCCCAACTCCAGTGTCCCTTGCTCCATAGGTCCAGTGCTTCCTTCAACACTGTCGCCATCAGTCCCAGGTATATGAATGGTTGCCAGAACACTGCGAACAGTGTCAGGAACATGGCCCAGAAGAAATGCAGTTGCAGATCAAATCTCAGATAGAATAGAATTGTCGTTGCAATCCGTTTGTAGAGCTGTTTAATATCTGGCATTCTTGATACCTAACTGTGCATATACTTTCTGCACCTTCTTGGCCTGGAAGTAACAGTCTTCCAAAGCGTTGTGCAGTCCAGTCCTTTTCTCGTTGGGATCACGTGGCACAAGGCTGAACAGTGTCCTAGAATCTCTGATCTGCCAGTATTGCCACGGTTGTGGATGTCCCAGTTGTGTGTATAAATTCTGTAGTATGGCGTAGTCGAACAACGGTCCTTGGCACCAGAAAACATCAACCCCCACGCTCCATTTGTTGATGGTCTTGATCATATCGTCCAGTGATATCCTGTCCTTGTCGCCCAATGCTTCTTCCATGATCTCAGGATCCTGTCGACCCCACCAATCCAGGGTGTCCTGCATGACGTCCCTGCCCATCTCTGTCTGTGAGTCCACGTCCACACGGAAGTACATGCCCTGTGCGGGTTCTACGTTAGTATAGGGATCAAACTTAACACCGCCAACGGTCAGTATTGTGGCGTTAGGGTTGGTGGAAAGTGTTTCCAGATCTATCATGGCGTGTATCATATCCTGATCCCCGCGTACTTGAATATCTTTTCCGGCACGTTTATGCCCGTAGCCCGCTCGAATCCCTCGAAACCTGGTGCCGAGTTTGCCTCACATATCTTGTAGCCATCACCATTGAACAGCAGGTCCACACCGCACACGTCAAGGTCCAGTACCCTGGCCACCTGTAGCGCCAGCATCTCCATTTCCTCATCGATATTGTATGGTTTTGCCTCACCACCTCTTGATATATTTGCCCTGAAGTTTCCATCTGTGCTGGATCTCTCCATGGCACCTATGACCTTGCCGCCCACGACTATGAGTCTGAGGTCACGTCCTGCCGACTCCTCTACGTACTCCTGTATGATCATGGAGTTCTTGGAGTCCAGCGATGCTATCAACTCCTGCAGGTCTAAAAATTGTTTCAGTGTCTCACACAGGTAAACGCCCGCGCCGTGCGATCCTGTCACCACCTTGATCACGCAGGGCAGTCCTATCTGTTTCTCCACCAAGTCCTGGGACACCGGAAAACGTGCCAACATGGTCTTGGGTATGGGCAGTCCGGCCTGCGCCAGTATCTGGTTGGAATAAAATTTGTCCTTGGAAGATTCTATGGCCGTGGAATTTGGTAGTGTGAGCACGTGCAGTCTCTCCAACTGCCTCAACACAGAGAGGTTGTAGAAACCCGTCGAACTGCCTGTCCTAGCCAGGCACACATCTGGCAGTTCAGTTGCTTCGCCCTTGTATCTGATGGATCTCCTGTCATCACGTGACACCAATAGGTCTACCTCATCCGCGAACACCACGGTGAAATTTATGTCCATGTCCTTGGCCACTTGGATAAATCTGTCACGTTCATACATCTGTGAAGTCAGACGATTGGCCAGCATCCAAAATTTACTCATACTGTTATTATACTACAGATTTATGGTAATGTCAATTAGGCGTCGTCGCCGATCTTGTAGTGGTCCTGGTATTCCTTGAACTGTGCTTCTGTGAGGCACCATATCTCACCTGAGCTCTGTGGGAAATTTACCATTGCGTATTCCTTAACTTCTGCACCAGAGGCCTCACACAGTTCTTTGGTGTCATACAGTTTCTGCTCGTACACGCTCTCACAGGCTCCCGCCATGCACATGTAGACCACTAAAATAAATTTCATAAAAGTATTTAAGATAGGGTAAAATTGATAAAACTAGCACATCTGTATGTTGGTAAATACACGCACATTATGGATTTCGTGACATTCATCGCAGAAGTGGGTTTCCCAATAGCAGGCGCCATAGCGGCGGGTGCCTTTGTGTTCATCACACTGAAGTTCATACTGGCATCTGTGACAGGATCTGTAAACTCACTGAAGGCCATAATTGGTGCACTGGACAACAGGGTGCAGACCATGAACAATGACTTGGTCAAGATAGATGCACTTTTGAGTTACGTTTTGAAGATCAGACCAAACGCGGACAGGTTGGCCGCAAACGAGGGCAAGAACGATGCTAGACGCGACTAACGATATAGTGACAATGATCAAGGATTTTGGCTTCCCTATCGTGGCCGCGATGGGTCTTGGTTATTTCGTCTACTACATTTGGAAGTGGGTGACAGAAGAGATCAAACCCGTTCTTGGTGATGCTTCATCAACACTGATAAAACTCGTGGA